CCCGGTGGCGGCCCCGGTGGCGTCCCAGGTGGCGTCCCCGGTGGCGTCCCTGGTAGCGGCCCCGGTGGCGGCCCCGGTGGCGTCCCAGGTGGCGTCCCCGGTGGCGGCCCCGGTGGCGGCCCTGGTGGCGTCCCTGGTGGCGGCCCTGGTGGCGTCCCTGGTCGTAGTAGGCTTGGCGCGCTTACTGAGATGCCAAATAGCGGCCGAGAAGCCGCCAGCAAAGGCCAGAACGAACGGACTGGGCACGAAGACAATATGTTTGGGGGGCGGCAGCTCAGCGGCGGCGTACATGCCGATCACTGCCTCACGGCAGGCCTCGCGGTCTGCATCGTCCATGGCCTTGGTTGACATGGCGTTGGCGATCCACTTGTCAGCCCATGGCTTAAGCTGTTCGCGGTGACCCGGATGGTCTTCGAAGTGGTAGAGCTTGGCTTTCGCCATGATGTATTCCCCCCTAGGGTTCAGGCCCTTAGGCCAGTGATGGTGGTGGACTGGAGACGCGCTTGACGGATGGCCTTCTCGGCCTGCTCCTTGGCGTCGGCGTATGCAGCTTCCAGGCGGGAGCCCAGCGGGGCATCGATCGCGGCCTTACGAAGGGCGACGGACGCGCGAAGGGCGGTGAACTCGGTCAGCGGGCGGCCGAGGAAGTGGACTGCTCCGCTGTGGGCCTGGAAGAAGAGGGGCTGGAAGGGCGCGGTCATTGCGCACGCTCCCCGAACACGGAGGCGAGCAGGGCGGCCGTAGCGCCAAGCGCGTCCTTGCGGATGTCGTTGGCCAGCGTGAGCGACCAGTACTGGATCGCCGCGTTCTGGGTCTCGGTCACGGGCCAGTCCACGGTGGAGTGGACGTCACCACCGACGAAGGCGAGTGTGTGGTTCGCCGTGACCGTCAGCGCCAGCGGGCGCATCTGCGCTTCGTGGTTCGGCTTGATGGTGGATGGCATGGCTATTCAGCCGCCATCGGAAAGGCCTCGGCCCGATCAGCCGCATCGCCAAACACGTAGCCGTAGCCACAGTGAACGACCGTGCCGTCCATGCGGGTGAAGCTGAGCGGGTAGCTGACGGCGGTCTCGGCCTTCTCGACCATGCGGTCGACCTGAGCCTGAGCGCTCATCAGCAGCGGTTGGCGGGGTTGGGCTTTCTCAGCCTTGGCGCACGGAGCGACGGCCTTGGCCATCGCGATCTCCAGCGCTTGCATTTTGTCCGGGGCCATCTGGCGGCGCTCCCTGTTGGTAGGGAGAGTTGACCATATGGCAACCTGCCCGTCAATGGGAAAAGTGCCAAATAGGCAACCTAAAAATTACCTAGCCGAGCTATGGTGGTTCATGGATTGGAATCAACCTGTGCGCACAAAGCTTGGCGGCGTCACCCCGTTCGCCAGGCTTTCGGCGATGTTTGGACACTACGACTTCCGCGTCTTGGTGGATGGCGCGTTTATCGACGTAGGAGCGGGCTCCTTGTCGGTCATTGAGCGCATTCAGTTTCGGGGCAGTGGAAGGCTGGGGCGGATCGGTCGTTTTTGCGAGGTCAACGCCTCAGCGAAGATCCTGAGTGGCGCGGAGCATGAACACGACGTGCCCGTGAACGTGTCGTTTATCGGACTGCCCGTCTTTGAAACCGCTTTCCCGCGCCCAGCCATGAAGCCGTTCAATCAGGTCAATATCGGCAACGGCGTGCTTATCTCGACAAATGCGGTTGTGTTGGACGGGGTCTCGATTGGAGATGGCGCAGTCATAGGGGCGGGAGCGATTGTCACCCGCGACGTAGAGGCATTTGGGGTATATGCCGGAGTGCCGGCCCGGAAACTGCGAGACCGAGCCCCGTTCGCCCCTTGGTGGGATTTTGACGCCGCCTATATGCTAGAGAACCACGGCCAGCTTAATCAGCTCGCGCTTGATCCTGACGCAAAGCACCGATACCGCAAGCCGCGTCCGCCATTTGTGCTCGACCTGCGAAACGGAGCCTTCGACTTAAAGGGCTTCATGAAAGGGGAAAGCATAGCGCCATTCAACGAGGCGCCCGCTAAGGTGCGGGAATACGTTACACAGGCGGCCCAATCGGAGCATCCCTATTGGCTAGCCGACTGCTGGGCCTAGCCGACCTTCTTTAGGGTGTTGGCGATCTCGACAAGCTGACTGCGCTGTGTTGGTTGAAGTTGTTCCCAGATCGACCAGATGGACTCTGACGCGGTGGGATCGCGCATGATCAGATCCGCGGGCTCACAACGCAACACCTCGGCGGCGGCCTCTAGAAACGGCTGGTCGTAGCGCTTCTTGCCGTTCTCGATTTTCGAGAGATAGCTCTTGTCGATGCCTATCCGCTCCGAGAGCTGATCCTGGGTCAGCCCGCGATGCTTGCGCCATTCGCGAATGAAGTGCCGTTGAGCCATAGGCAACTTTGTCTCACGGCCGGTCCGCGTTGCCGACTTCCCATCCGGCAACAAAAATTCAGGCCGGGGCTTCCCACCATGTTGACTATATGGCAACCTAGTGGCCATGAACGCTATCGAAGCACTTCTCAAGGAGCGCGGCCTTCGACCCGTCGATCTGGCGCGCTTGCTTGGTTACAGCAAATCGCACATTTCCCACCTCGCGTCGGGAAACAAGCCGATCCGGCGCCCCACGGCGATCAAGATCTATCGGACTACCGGCATGAAGGTCGGACCGATCGCCGGCCTCAGCGATAGCGACATCGACGTTCTTGAGCGCTTCCTCGTCGGGAAGGCCGCCTAGATGCCCTCGCACCGCCCGCACGTCAGACAAGTCCTGCGAATGGCTCCGATGGCGTCGCAAGGATCTGGAGCGCCATCTTTCGGGGGCGCGGTCACAAGGCCTGTCAGGACCCTGGACACGCGCTTTCGACATCGCTCGGCGCTGCGCTTTGTCTTCTTGCTGGACATTAGCACTGAGGCCAGCGCCAAGCAGTTGGCGCAGCCGTCGTTTGCAGCTTCGTACACGTGCGGCCTCCCCACCACTATCGTTAGTGGCGAGTATACGACGGATGGCGCTGTCTTTGATCTGCGGCGTTATGACGCTCACGGACGTTTCCCGCCCAAAATGAGTGTCAATCGCCGTTTGTTGGGTGTTTCGCCCAAATCGGGAGCCTGACCATGTCGGGGGGCTTTCAACACCAATCCCATACCCCAGGCTACCCGTACCCCACGGCCTGGGCGGATGCTGACCATGCCCTCCCGGTCGGCGTCCACTGGCGAGGAGCGGCTTCCCCCCGTCGCTCCTCGTCCTCGTCTTCAACGGCGAAAGGGGAGAAGGCCCGCCAGCCCGCTCCCCGTTGTTCTCGTCGTGTCGTTTGTTCACTTCGGGTCAAGACCTTCAACAAGTCGGTTGACGGCTTCAATCCGGTCTTTTCTCCCAACCAGGAACGCCTTGGACCATGCCTTGGCGCCCTCTCGGCTGGCTTCGTACTCGTCTTCAATCGTACCGTAGATCGCGTGGATGGCTTCGATGAAGTCCTCGTCCGCCGCGAACATGCTCACTCCCTCGTTCAGTCTCCACTCGCTGGAGCCCGTAAACAATGAGGGCGATGGCGTTGGAAATCTCACACCCCAAAGCGGGTTTTCAGCACAACAAAGTGCTTGACACCGATATGCGCGACGCTCTCGCCGGGCGTCTGCGCGAGAAGTATCCCACGGCGAAGCATCTCGCGCGTGCTCTGGATCTATCGCTGGATGAGGCCAGGGGCGTGTTCGCCCGCCGCGCCTCCCTCCGGGTCCTTGAGCACATCCTAAAGCACCCGAACGGCGGCTGGGCTGTCGTTCTCCCCGTTCTCGGGGACGTCATCGGCCAATCGCTCGATGACTGGCACGACCACGAAAGACAACACCATGAAAAGCTGGCTCGCCGCCACCGGATGTTGGTGCAGGGACGCGTTTCTGATCACGACGAAAGCGATGGGGCTCGCGCTGAGCTGGATCGGACGCGGGATTTCGTCGGCCGGCCTGGCGATGGCGTCGTGGGCTGACGGAAAGCTCAAGGCCATGTCCGCCAAGAGGCTCCCGCCAATCCTGCTTCTTCCCCTTGGCTTAGCTGGTTGGGCCGTCGCGATCGTCCTGTTTCTGCTGCTGAAGGAGGCTTTCGCGTGAAAACCAAGAACCTCTTGTCGGCCTTCATCCGTCGCTGGGTGAACGCCTCCGACGCGGCTGCGGTCCTGTCTAAGAAATCGCGATCGGCTGCGACCTACAAGGCCAAGCAGCACGTGCTGCACGCTCGCCTCCGCGCCGCCCGTGACGCTGGCTATGTGGCTGGGGTGAAGGTGCGATGAAGCGCCCAGAGCAACAGCTTCAGATCTCCGTCGTCCAGTTTATAGAACGGGCGTTGCCAGGGATGCTATTCTTTCACGTCCCCAATGGCGGAGGCCGTTCGAAAGCCGAGGCTGGCATCCTGAAGGCCATGGGTGTCAAGGCCGGCATTCCGGACCTTGTCCTACTCCTGCCCACATCCAAGGTCGCCTTCATAGAGCTTAAGGCCTCCAGGGGCTCCCTGTCGCCAGCGCAGCGCGAAATGCGCGACGAGTTGACTAGGCGCGGGTTTCTATGGGCTGAGGCGAAGTCCCTGGAGCAAGTTGAGGACATCCTGACGGAATGGCTTCGGCCCTATGGTTGGAGCTTGAACGCCAGCGTCAAGGCGAGGGCGGCATGAAGAAGCCTCGCGTCTATGCCGGTCGACAAAAGAACAAGCCTGACAGGAAGCTTTGCGACGAGGTTCTCAAGCGCGTCTCGGAGCGAAATTTAGTTCGGCAATACGACGTGGTTTTCTCCACGTCGACAGAGCACGCGAGAATTCGCGGTATGGTGTGGGATGAGATCATTAGCCTGTCTGGATGCAGCATTTACGGGCTAGCAGCCGTCTGGGGTGTGGACCACACCTCCATTCTCTCGAACCTCAAGAAGTTGAGGTCTCGTCCACAGGTCTGCTCCCCGTCCACAGGAACGTTCCTGGAACATAACTTGTGGTCTGGACGAACTGTGGGAGACTCTGAGCGCGTGACCGGAGCGCTCGCAACGCCCCGGCCCGCTAACGCCGTCACCTAACCCAAGAGGTGGAGCGCTTATGCGCAACCTACAAAGCACCGTCGTGCCGTTCAAGAGCACGAAACGTGAATCCAGCGTCGAAGACATGCTGGACTATCTGAACATCCTCGTCCGCAAGGCTAATGGAAACGCTAGCGCCACAGCGCGAGCGAGTGTCCAGCGCGTCTTCGACAAGATTGTGGAGCGCCTAGGATGAGCGCGTTTGACTGGCACCCCAGATATCACCGCGACGCCCTGGACGGCATGCTCATGCTGACCCTGGAGGAACGCGGCGCTTACAACACCATCCTGGACCTGATCTACGATCGCGGCGGCCCGATACCGGACGATCCGCGATGGCTCTCCGGCTGGACGGGCGTGTCTCTGCGCAAGTGGGAAAAGCTGCGCGCGGCGCTCATCGTGAAGGGAAAAATCCAGGCCTACACGATGCCTGACGGAGACGTTCTTACGAACGTTCGCGCCGTTTTCGAGATCGAAACTCAGACGAAGAAACCAAAGCGGTCCCTGACCAGCGCGCAAAAGCGTCAGATTATAGAGGAGGAGGGTCAGTGCGCTTACTGCGGCATCCCTTACGGTCCATTCGAGGTGGACCACATCCATCCGGTATCACGCGGCGGAACAGATCTTCGTCACAACCTGACCTGCGCTTGCAGAGGCTGCAACCGCGCTAAGGGATCGAAAATGCTTGAGGAGTGGGTTCAATGAGCGGACCAGCCTTCATGCAAATGTACTGGTCAGACTATTTCGGCGACACGCGCCACCTGACATGCGAACAGCACGGCGCCTATTTGCAGCTCCTTGGTTCGATGTGGTTGTCGGGTGGAACGCTGCCCAACGACCCCAAGAAGCTGGCCAAGGTGACCGGCTGCACACCCTCGCGCTGGGCAAAGATCTGTGCCGAAGTGATGGCGTTTTTCACGGTCGATGGCGATGGCCTGACCCATAAAAGGATCAAGTTTGAACTCGAAAAGGCGCGCGAAAAGTCGATCAAACGTGCCGAAGTTGGTTCACTTGGTGGAAAAGCTAAGTCATTGAAAAACAAGGAACCGGACTTAGCAATTGCTACTGATTTGCCAGGACATACGTGCGCGTTACCAGATACCAGATACCAGAATAGTTCCGTAGAGGATAAATCCTCTACGGCGCTGGTGGTCGATTTGGACCCAGACCGAGACGCCTGGAGCCAGGGTCCGGAACTGCTCATGGCGCATCATCGCCTGAGCACGGACCAAGCGAAGAAAATCTTTGGGCGCCTGCTCAGCGAGAACCAGATCCGCGCCAGGGAACTCCTGCCGGCGATCGGCCAAGCCAAGGCGAACGGAACAAACGACCCGCGATCCTACCTCACCAAGGCAGCGCAGGGCGTCAGGCGACGCCGGGAAGCCGAGGCCGCGCCAAAGGTCGAGAGGCGGGTGTCATGGGTCTGACCAAGGAGGCCAAGGCCGAGGCGGCTGGTCTCCGCATCTGGTCGGGCCGCAGCGACTACCGGACGCCCTGTCCGGTCTGCTCACCGAACCGCAGGAAGAATAAAGATCCCTGCCTTCACGTCACCATCACCAAGGAAGCCGTGCTCGCAAGCTGCTTCCACTGCGATTTCAAAGGGGCGTACTTCGATGATCTCGGACACGCACATGGACATTCTGGCCGGTCGTGGCCTGGACGTGGAACTGGCCGACAAGCTCGGGTTGGAGAGCGTAAACCGCGCTGGTGGTAGCGCCTTGGTCATTCCGTTCAAGCGCGCTGGCGAAGTCGTGCGGCGCAAGTATCGCCGTTTCGACGTCGACGAGGGCAAATGGTCGGCCGACAAGGGCGGCCTTCGCATCGCCTACAACGAGGACTGCCTTCGCGACGAAAGTCTGCTTGACCAGCCGCTGATCATCACCGAGGGCGAGCTGGACACAATCGCAGCGCTCCAGAGCGGATTCCTGCGCACGATCAGCGTTCCAGACGGCGCGCCGCCGCCTGGCGAACGCACCCAAGAAGAGTTGGAGGCGAGCGCCAAGTACGAGTGGATGGCCAGCATCCGTCCGATGACGAACAAGGACCGCGTCCCGTACCTGATCCTGGCCACGGACAACGATGAGAACGGCCTGGCGCTCCTGCACGACCTGTCGGTGATGTTCGGCCGAGCCCGCTGCAAATTCGTAACCTACCCGAAGTCAAAGAAGGATCGCGGCCGGGAGCGGTGCAAGGATCTCAACGAGGTCTTGGAAGACTACGGGACCAAGGGTGTCGTCGAGACGATCAATCGAGCGCAGTGGATCGCCCTGGACGGCGTTTACCGCATGTCGGAACTGGCGCCGCTTCCAGCCATGCGGATCATGCACCCGCGCCACCAGCTGTTCTCAGAGAACTTCCGCCTTCGCTTGGGCGATTTTTCCGTCATCACGGGCACGCCGGGGTTCGGCAAGACCAGCTTCGCCAACGACGTCCTGTGCGGGATCGCCACGGACCATAACCTTGTCATCGGCTGGGCCTCGTTCGAACAGGAGCCGCAACGCGATCACCGCCGGTCCCTTCGCACGTGGTTCCATGGAATGCCGGAGCACCTGCAGGACGAGCGCCAACGCGCCGCCGCAGACGCCTGGATTGACCGCCACCATCGGTTCTTCATCCCCCGAGAGGACGAGGACGCCACGCTGGAATGGGTGGTCGAGAAGATGGCGCAGGCGGTCATACGCGACGGATGTTCCATCATCGTCATCGACCCGTGGAATGAGATTGAGCACGCCCGCAGTCGGGACGAAAGCGAAACAGAGTATATCGGACGCGCTATCCGCATGTTGAAGCGGTTTGCCAAGTCATTCCAGGTTCACGTGATGGTGATTGCTCACCCGACAAAGAGCGTGAAAGACGCTGATGGTCATTATAAAATGCCGACATTGTACGACATAGCCGGCTCGGCGAACTGGTACAACAAAGCGGATCTTGGCGTGATCGTTCACAGAGAGAACGAAGACGACACGATCATTAAGACGCAGAAGTCGCGTTACCACGATATTCTAGGCCGCCCTGGCGAGGTGCGGATGCAATTCAGTCGGGACGAGCGGAAGTTCATCGAAACGGAGCGGGTATCATGATCGCCACCTTCATAACTGGCGTGGTCATTGGCGCCTTGATCGCTTTGGCCATCATGAACCGACAGCTTAGCCGGGCTTGGGCGACGATCGCCGCCCAGCAAGAGGACATCGACAGCCTCTTTGAGATCACCCCGCTTCGCCTGCCCAACGGACGCTTCGCCAAGCGCCAGGAGCACATCAATGTCTAAGGATGGAGAGAGGTAGATGAGTGTCTGGACGGACCATTATCCGCACGCAAACTCGCCTACCTTTAAAATCGAAACGCCGTACGTAGGCCACGACCACGGACCTATAAAAACCCTCCGCGACGAGTTCGCCATGGCGGCGCTACCGTCTGTGGTGGCCAAGCTCGGCGTATCGGAGAAGGCGGCCGCGGCTATAGCTTCCTACGACATCGCCGACGCCATGATGGCAGAGCGCTCTAAGCGGGAGGGGTAGATGAGCGAGAACGTCATCAGCATCGGCAAGGCCGCTATTCAAAGCGAGCGCCGAGAGCAGTTCCTCCAGGCCGTGGCGCAGACGTTTGAGCGGTACGTTGCCGAGTACGGGTACGAGCCGGACGCCATCGTATACACCATGAATGGCACTCACCAGGCTTCGTTGATCGGGTGGGAGATTCAGGGCGCGTCTCAAGGTGGCGTAGTCAGCGTCCTAGCTCTGTCTGGCGCGCATGTCATGTCCGAGGCCCAGCAGGGCAGGCAGGGGTTATAGTTCAATATTCGGGGTTCACCTGGGAGGTCGGGGAACATGAGTGAGAAACACAGCATCCTATCTGGCCAGCATCGAGCGCCAGCAGAACATCAAGGAAGCCCGCGAAAGCCGTGAGCGCCAAGAGCGTGACGCGGTAGGCGCCGGCCGACGCGAGACGATCACGCTCCGCCGCTTTCGTGGCGAGCACATCGAGGAGCCACAGGCCAAACGGGGCGAACGAGAGAAGCCCGCCATCGTCCGCGACGGTTGGGATCTGGCTCGCGCCGACTTCGCCAGGAAGGGCCACCGCGCCGTCGTCCAGGCCGGGGACCGATACGCCGAGCTGTACCGCACTGCCTGGGGCTCAGGCATGAAGTGCAACAGCGAGCCGATGATCCGCGGCACGGCCAGCAACGAGAACGATCCAAAAGACCTTGTCGCCCGTCGCCACATCGCTAACCTGAACCGTAACGGCCTGGCGGGCCTGAAGTCCTTCATGGACATCGTCGAGCAGGTCTGTGGCAAGGGCTCGCACCTCCTGGCCATCGCCGGGGACAAGAACGGGATCGCGGTGCTCAAGGAGCGGTTACACGGCGCCCTGTCGCTGGCTGCGGTGTATTGGGGGATGGAATGAGCGAGGGTGCTGAAGTCATCTGGCTTGAGGGCGCCGAGGCCGCTACCAAGGGCGTACCGGTGGCCAACGTATGCGACAGCGCCAAGGAGGCATGTGAAGAGGTCGTGGTGGTCGGCTACGAAAAGGGATCCGGCAAGCTTTATGTCGCGTCTTCCTTCGCCGAGGCAAACGCGGAACGGTCTGTCTGGATCATGGAGCAAGCCAAGGCTTGGCTAATAGCTGGCTGTCCTCCGGATGACTGACACAACACCTAGCGCCCAGTTGACAGTCTAAACCCAACCTGTACTATCCACGTATCGGCGCACCTGCGCCCGCAGCATCAGAATTACAATCAGCCGCCGTTGAGCACATCGCTCCGGCGGCTTTCTCATTCGCGCCACCGAACAACGCAGATCCAGAACACCTGAGCAAAGGGCGGCTCGGCGCGAACCCCTGTCATCAACCCCATTTGGCGGATTAGCCGTCTGGAGGAAGGCTCATGACTCAAGCAACCAAGATGGCAAAGGCTGGCATCGGCACGTTCAACCGTGGCGCCGTCACCGTCTGGCACACGGGTGGCGTGGCGCCCACCACCACGACCACGGGTACCGACACGACCCCGGCCGTGACCGAAACCTACATCTGCCGTGTGTTCATCCCGATCAACGGTACCATCACCGGCCTAAGCCTTCTGAACGGCACGGCCGCAGCGGGCAACGTGACCGCCATCCTGTACGACAGCAACGGCGTCCCGGTCGCCAAGAGCGCTAGCACCGCGCAGAGCGGTACGGCGGCATACCAGCAGATCCCGTTCGCTGCGGCGTATGAAGCGGTCGGTCCTGGCCTCTACTTCGCGGGCTTCCAGTTCGACAGCACGAGCGCCCGCTTCCGCACTCACATCCTGGGCAACTTCACCGCCTTCAAGAAGACCGGTGAGACCTACGGCACCGCCACCACGATCACCAGCCCGAACAGCTTCACCACGGGGCAGGGGCCGATCGCGGACACGTACTGAATGGAGAGCGCCGGTTGACTGATGAAACAGACGATCAACAGCGGCCGGCCCACCTCTTCAAGCCTGGGCAAAGCGGAAACCCGACAGGCCGCCCCAAGGGTGCTCGCTCCAAGTTAGGTGAGGCGTTCGTCCAAGCGCTTCACGATGACTTCGACAAGCACGGCCCCGCCACGATCGCCAGGGTCCGCGAGGAGCGGCCGCAAGACTACATGAAGGTCGTCGCCTCGCTGCTCCCCAAGGAACTGAAGATCGAGACCACGGGCGACCTGACCGATGAACAGCTTGACGCTCGAATTCGACAACTCGCGCTCGCTCTTGAAATCGGAATTGGCGACGCTTCTGGAGGAGGCCAAGCGCCGCAAGGATCGGCGACGGCTCACTGAGTATCGGCCGTATGCCAAGCAGCGGGCCTTTCACGCGGCTGGCACGGAGCACCGTGAACGCCTGCTCATGGCGGGCAACCAGCTTGGCAAGACCTACTGCGGCGCGGCCGAGGTGGCCTTTCACCTGACAGGGAAGTATCCGGCCTGGTGGGAAGGGCGCAGGTGGGATCGCCCCACGCGCTGGTGGGCTGGATCCAAGACCGGCGAGGTCACTCGCGATGGCGTTCAGCGCTATCTCGTTGGCGAGCCGAAGGACGAAAGCGCCTGGGGCACGGGGATGATACCCGGCGACGACCTGAGCGATTGGGGGCGGCGCCAGGGGATTGCGGACGCGCTCGACAACGTCACCGTCCGCCACGTGTCAGGCGGGACATCGACCCTCGGCTTCAAGAGCTACGACCAGGGCCGACAGAAGTGGCAGGGCGAGACGCTCGACGGGGTGTGGTTCGATGAGGAGCCGCCCTTGGACATCTACATGGAAGGGCTGACGCGAACGAACGCTACGGGCGGTCTGACCATGATCACTTTCACGCCGCTGCTGGGCATGTCGGACGTGGTGAGCATGTTCCTCGGAGAGTCGGTGTGAGCCGCCACGTCACGTCGATGACGATCGACGACGCGGAGCACTACACGCCAGAGCAGCGCGCGGAGATCATCGCGAGCTACCCCGAGCATGAGCGTGAGGCGCGGGTCAAGGGCATCCCTTCGATGGGCTCGGGTCGGGTGTTTCCGATCGCTGAGGAGCAGATCACCTGCGATCCGATCGCGATCCCTGAGAGCTGGCCCCAGATCGTCGGGATCGACTTCGGTTGGGACCACCCGTTCGGGGCGTGTCGCCTAGCCTGGGATCGCGACAACGACGTTGTCTACCTCACGGCCGATTACGCAGTGAGGGAGCAGACGCCTGTCGTTCACGCTGCCGCGGTGAAGGCTTGGGGCGACTGGCTACCGGTGGCTTGGCCACATGACGGGTTGCAGCACGACAAGGGCTCGGGACTGGCGTTGGCCGATCAGTACCGTCAACAGGGCCTCAACATGTGCGCCGAGAAGGCGACGTTCCTGGACGGGTCGAACGGCGTAGAGGCGGGCGTGATGAACATGCTCGACAGAATGAAAACGGGTCGCTGGAAGGTGTTCTCCACCTGCGGCGGCTGGCTACAGGAATTTCGTCTCTATCACCGGCTGGATGGTCTGATCGTCAAGGAGCGAGACGACCGGATAAGCGCCTCGCGATACGCCCTGATGATGCTGCGACACGCGACCACGCGCCCCAGGCCGATGCGACTAGAGATCCCGAGCTTCGGAGCGGTTTAACCCATGGCGACAGGCTCGGACATCGACGACGATGAAATGCTGGCCATGCTCAATGCTGAGCGCCAGCGATCGATCGGCTTCGAGAACGACCAAGTCCTGACCGACGCCCGCGTTCGCGCTCTGGAGTACTATCGCGGCGAGATGAGGGACATTCCGTCCCTGCCTAACCGGTCCAAGGCAGTGTCGCTGGACGTGGCCGACGCCATCGAGACCATTCTACCCGATCTGGTGGAGATCTTCACTGGCGGTGAGGACGTCGCTGCGTTCCAGCCAGTGGGCGCCGAGGACGAGGAGGGCGCTCAGCAGGAAACCGACGTCGTCAACCACGTGGTGTTCAACGAGAACCCAGGCTGGTTGACCTTCACGTCCGTGTTCAAAGACGCACTTCAGTCCAAGACGGGCGTGTTCAAGTGGCGCTGGGAGGACGGCTCAGAGGAAGAGGAGCGGTTCGAAGGCAAGACGGCGATGGAGCTGGAGGCCGCAAGCCAATCTGGTGAGATCGTTGAGGCAAGCCACAACGACGATGATCCGAACCTGTACGATTTCACCCTCCGCCGCAACTACGACGGATGCGTCAAGGTTGAGGCTGTGGCGCCGGAAGACATTTCGGTCGCACGTGACACGGTTTGGCTCCCTGAGGCCACTTACGTCGCCACCCGATCGCGCCCCCGCGTTCAAGACCTGATCGCTAGTGGAATCGACGCCGATAAGCTGGATGAGCTGCCGGCGTGGTCAGGGTATTCGGATGAAGTCGCCGAGGCCCGCGACACAGTCGACGAGGAGGAAACCGCTCTACAGGGCGACGCCAAGCGTTCGATGCGCCAGATCGAGGTCATCGAGCACTACATTCGCATCAAGAGCAGCGACGGTGAGAAGCTTTGGCTGGTCCTGACGGGCGGGGAGGGGAACAGCACGGTCATCCTGCGCAAGCAGGAGGTCAACGCGATCCAACTCTCGTCTATTACGCCGTTCCTCGTCCCGCACCGGTTCTATGGCGAGTCGATCGCCGATAAGCTGATTGAGATCCAGCGCATCAAGACCGCCCTGATGCGCATGACACTGGATGCGGGGTACTTCGCCCTCAATCAGCGTTCGGTTATCAACATGCAGTCCGCCGATGCGACGACGGTGTCTGACTACCTGCGCAACGAGCCTGGCGTGCCGATCCGCGCCAAGGGGCCGGATGCGATCATTCCGCTGAATGGTGGTGGCCTGAACTTCGACACGCTGCAACACCTGGAGTTCTTCTCGACGGTCGCCGAGCAGCGCACGGGCATTGTCCGAAACGCTCAGGGCCTCAACCCCGATACGCTGCATGACACGGCCAAGGGCGCGCAGCAGCTCATGATGATGGCGCAAAAGCGCATCCGCATGATCGCGCGCACCTTCGCCGAGACGGGCGTGAAAGACCTGTTTTTGGGCGTGCATGCGCTGCTTAGAGAGCACTCTACTCAGGCCAGGACCATTCGCCTCCGCAACAAGTGGGTGCAGGTCGATCCGTCGTCCTGGGGTGTGCGCAACGACATGACCATTGAGATTGGTCTTGGCGCGTCCGGTCGTGAGCACGACATGATGGTCATGGACCGGGTGATCGCCATGCAGGCTCAGGCCGTGGAAGGCGGTCTCATGGGCACGTTGGTTACGCCAAAAAACATCTATAACGCGGCGGTGCGGTCGACAGAAAAGGCCGGGGTGAAGAACCCCGAGGCCTACTTCACAGATCCCGACACGGCTCCACCGCAGCAGCCCCAGCCAGACCCGAAGATGGTCGAGGTTCAGGGCAAAATGCAGATGGAGCAAACCAAGCTGCAAATGAGCGCCCAGAGCGACCAGGTCAAGCTCCAGCAAGACCAGCAGAAGGCCGCCAGCGAATACGAACTGAAGATGATGGAGCTTCAAGGCAAACTCCAGATCCAGCGCGAAACGGCTGAGCAGGAAATCGCGCTCAAGCGAGAACTTCTGATCGCCGAACTCCAGCTCAAGCGCGAGGAGCTGACCGCCAAGTTGGCTTTGGAGGCCGAGCGCACCCGCCGAGATGCTGAGCGCGCCGACTATGAGACGAGCGCCAACGTGACGTCTGATGTGCGGCCTGGCGGAGACCCTGGATGAGCCCGGAACAGACGATCGCCAAGGGCAATCGGGCAGCCATGGAGCTTGCCGAGACGTCTGAGGCGTTTGAAGCGATGAAGGCGCTGCTTATCGAGAAGTGGGCGGCGACGGGCGTCGACGACACGCCTACGCGCGAGAAGTATTTCGCGGCCTTCAATGCGATCAACATGGTCCGCAAGGCTCTTGAAGTGTCCGTGAGCAACGGCCGCGTCGAGGCCCACAGCGCGGAAATGGCCGCTCTCCTGGCGCCTGAGCGCCGCTAACCACCCTCAAAGGTGATTGATGACTGATCAGCCGACGCCGCAAGGCGATGGGCCGCTGTCCATTGACCAAGCCATTGGTCTTCTGACGCAAGACAACGCTCCTGAAGTGGAGGACGCGCCCGTAGAGGCTGCGGAACCCGAGGAGCCTGAAGCTGAGCCCGCCACCACGGGCGACGACGCTGGCGAGCCTGAAGAGGCCGGCGACAGCGGGGAAGTGGAGCCCGAAGGGGAGGCCGAGGCCGAACCCGTGGATGCGCCGCAATGGTGGGATGCTGAAGCCAAGGCGAAGTTCGCCGCCCTGACCCCCGAACTCCAAGCCATCGTGCGGGAGCAAGAGGACAAGCGCGAGACGATCGTCGCCAAAGCCAAGCAGGAGGCCGCTGAATACCGCAAGCAGGCCGACAGTGAGGTTCAAGGCGTCCGCGCCCTGGCCGAACAGCTCGGTGAGTTTGTGCCTCAGGCGGTCGAAACCTTCAAATCCCGCTGGGATGACGTCGACTGGCAAGCCTGGTCACAGCGTATCCAGTCGGAGACTGATCCAGAGGCCGCAACGCGTGACTTGGCGGCGTTCAACTCCGCCCGTCTTGCGTTCGATGAGCAGAAAGCTCAGGTCGAGAAACTTCAGGTCGCCCAGCGCGAGGCCGAAAAGGTCGCCCACACGGCGTTCATGCGTGAACAAGCCGATGAGTTGACCCGGATTGCGCCGGAACTGGCCAAGAACCCCGAAATGCTGACCACGGTGGGGAAATACCTCGTCGAGCAAGGCATTCCGGCCGACCATCTCGCGACGATCAGCGCCAAAGAGGCGGTCATCGCTCACAAGGCATGGCTCTACGACCAGGCGCAGACGAAGGCCAAGGCCACTGTCGCCCCGGCGAAACCCAAAGCACCGCCTGTCCGCACCGTGCCCTCTGTGGGCTCTGGCCAGGCTCCCCCCGCAAATCGTCAGGCCAGCGTCGCCAAGAACCGCTTCGCGCAAACGCGATCGATTGACGACGCTGTTGCTCTGCTTGTGTCCAGAGGACATTAGACATGACCGCTCCTAACAACACTGTAACCTCGGCTACGCCCAACGTTGGCGTTCGCGAGGACCTGGAAGACTCGATCTATCGCGTCGCTCCGGAGGAAACCCCGTTGGTGTCGAACATCGACACCACTGACGCCACGAACATCTATCACGAGTGGCAGACCGAAACCCTGGCCGCGCCCTCGGCGACGAACGCGCAGCTCGAAGGTGACGACTACACCCTGGGCGCCCCGAACCTGACGACCCGCCTGGGCAACTACATGCAGATCCTCGCCAAGACCGGCGGCGTCTCGCGCACCCAGGAAGTCGTCAAGAAGGCCGGCCGTTCGTCGGAATACGAGCGCCAGAAGGTGCTCAAGACCATCGAGATGAAGCGCGACCTCGAAATGCGCGTCATCGGCAACTACGCTTCGGTTGCAGAATCCGGCGCCACGACCCGCAAGACCGCCGGCATTCAGGCGTTCATCACCTCGAACGACTCGCGCGGTGCCGGTGGCTCGGATGGCGGTTTCTCGGCCGGCATCGTGGCCGCCGCCACGGACGGCACCCAGCGCACCTATACCGAGGCCCTGCTGAAAACCGTCTGGGCGACGATCTTCTCCAACGGCGGCAAGCCCACCCAGATTTACATGGGCGGCACGCACAAGCAGCAGTTCTCGGCCTTCACCGGCATTGCCGATATCCGAGGCACCGTCAGCGGCACCTCGCAGGCCACGATCTACGGCTCGGCGGACGTCTACGTCGGCGACTTCGGCACCCTGACTGCCGTTCCGCACCCGTACGGCCTGAGCCGCGCTGCGGTGCTGGTCGACCCGAAGATGGCCGCGATCGCCACGCTGGACGGCCTGAAGTCGAAGGAACTGGCGTCGTCGGGCGACAACAAGAAGTTCCTGCTGACGATGGAAAAGGGCCTCGTTGTCCGCAACGAAAAGGCTCACGGCGTCATCGCCGACCTGACCTGACTTCCCTAGGGGCCGTGGCGATCGCTGCGGCCCCGTTTTCATGAGGACAACATGGCTGGCATCAAAAGCCAATCCGAAGCCCGCGCTGACGCCGAAGCAGCTGACGCCCTGAAGAAACGCGCCGCCCGCCAGGCTGCCGTCGCGATCAAGAACCCGGTCGCCCCAACCGTGGTCGAGTGCGTCGTTTTGCCGATGGGCGACGGCAAGATCTCGATGGGCGAGCATGTCGCCTCCTTGGGCGAGGCCCATTACGAGGAGGGTGAGAAGCTCACCGTCGCGCTCGACATCGCGCTGAACCTCTACGAGCGCGGCTACGTCAATTTCGAGGGCGCCAAGGCCGCCATGGCTGAGCGACGTGCGCAACGGGAAGCTGAAGCCATCGCCGCCGCCAAAGAGCGCACCGCTCAGGTCGCCATGCTGAACCAGGCCTGACCATGAGCGAGAAGACGTTCCTGTTCACCTCCTCGGCCGGCATCGACCACCACCTGATCCAGGACGAGAACGGAACGCGCTTCGCGTCCAGCCAGAACACCGACGCGATCCTTGATCGTAACAAGGCCATGGCGACCCACAATGACGGGTACACGCCTAGCCGCGACATTCGGCGGGTGGCGTCGGTCCCCTACATCGTGGCGCTGAAGTGGCTGAACGAGGAGGGCTGGTGGATGTTCGACCCCGAGCACTCCGACCGCCTGGCCAAAAAGCTGAACGACCCCGAATGGGCGCATCTACGCACCGCTGAGGGGCGTCTAGGCTTCTCGAACGGGGTTATTCGCTGATGGCGCTTTCGACATACAGCGAGCTAAAGAGCGCGGTCGCCGACTGGCTGAACAGGTCGGACCTGACCGCCAGGGTGCCGGATTTCATTGCTCTGTCAGAGAGCAAGATGAACGCTCGCGTCGAGCATCGCCAGATGCAGACGATCGCGACCATCTCAATCACAGGCGAGACCTACACGCTACCCGATGACTTCCGGGGGCTTGTATCAATCCGATTGAGCATCCAGGGGTATGAGCGCATCGAGTACCTTTCACCGGAACAGTTCGATGAATTGCCGGTAGGGGATGCGGGCGGTACGCCCCGCTTCTACACCATCGCTGGTGGATCGTTGGTGTTCTACCCAATCCCTGGCGACGCCATTTCGGCCCGCATCCGCTATCGCACAGCCCTGACGCCGCTTTCGGACGACGAGCCTACCAATTGGGTCTTGGCGAACTACAAGCACGCCTATCTCTACGGACCCTTGTCCGAGGCGGCGCCCTACCTCAGGGACGACGAGCGCGTCGCCATGTGGTCGGGCGCCTTCAACGACGCTATGGCTGATATCAAGGCCGATGGTCTCCGCCAAGGCTTGGGCGCGGCCATGCAAACGCAAAGCGGCGTCTACGACAATGGCGCTCGGCCTTAACGCAACCGAGGCCCCGGCGTGGGCTCAGCGGTTCGCCGAAGTGCTCCAGCGCACCTTTGACAACCTCACATCGGTCAAGACCCGCACAGTCTCGACCGACGCGGAACTACCCGACCCTGTCCGCTGGGAAAACCGCCAAGTCTTCGTCCGCTCCATCGGCGGAACGCCCGTTGTCTGCATAAGCGACGGGACGAACTGGATTCGGCTCGATACCGGAGCGACCGTCTAATGGTTTCTAGCGCCACGACTCGCAATCGCCTCGAAAAGATCGGCCCCGGCGAGCAACTGAACTCTTGGGGCGGCCCAAATGGGCTGAACCGCGTCATCGACCTGATTGACGCCCTGTCTGACGGCTGGGTGACGATCTCCGCTACCGCGACGCTCACCAGCTCCAACTACATCGCTGACCAGGCCCGTATGCGCCTGATCAAGTACACTGGGGCATCCACCGGCACGATCACGGTCCCTAGCGTCGAGAAATGGTATTGGGTGCGCGCGGTCTCGGCTGACGTGATCCTGACCACGGGCGGGGGCAACACCGCTACTGTCAAGGCGGGCGATTTTGCCGCCGTGGCCTGCGACGGCGCCGATTGCCGAAAGATCCAGTCGAACGATTTCGGTGGGTCTGAGGTCGTCAATATCGGCACACCGATGATGAACAGTTCGGCGGTGACGAAGGCCTATGTCGATGGGATCGCGTTCCAGACTACTGGAGCGCTACCGGGGCAGAACGTCGGCACCACCTATCTGAGTGTGTTCAGCGACGGTGCGGCGGCGGCCTGGCGCCGCTCATTGCCTGCATCGTCCACGGCCACCCTTGGCCAGGTGCTCAAGAGCACGGGCGTTGACGGCTACCCGGAAGGCACCTCGCAATGGGCTTGGGATGGCTGGCAGGGATATCAGACCAAGACCGCGACCTACACCGTCGCTTTGTCCGACCGTGGGACGATCATCCTTGCATCGAACACAATCACTCTGAACCTGACAGCCGCGGCGACTCTCGGAAATCGGTTCTATTGCCGCCTGATCAACGTCGGAACAGGGCTCGTCACGATCGATCCGGCCGGAACCGAGACGGTCACGGTAGCAGGTGGGAGCGCTAAAACGTCGATTACCCTTATCGCAGGCGAGGGGGTAGATGTCTTTTGCGATGGCTCGAACTGGATTGCCATCGTCAGCCAGAGCGCAGGGGCCGGGCCACACCTTTACGCCTACGAAGACGCCGCCTCGTCGCCGAGCTACAGCGCCGCGACCTGGCAAGCGCGGCTTGTGAGCAACATCGTCGACAACGTTCTGGGGGTCACCTATTCGGGTGGAAACCTCACGAACGTGCCGGCTGGGAAGTACCGAGCCAAGTTTTCCATTACGGGCGTGGGCGTCGATGTGTTCGTTGGTCGCATCTACAACAACACCGCTGGCGCGGAAATCTTCCATGGAGAGGCCGGCTACGCCACTTCATTCGGTGGGGCAACGGCCATTGGCGGGTATGCGGCCGGAGATGACACCTTCACGTTGTCAGTGACGAGCTCTCTGGCCCTTCAATCCTACGCGACGAACAACAATGGCGCTGGGACATGGCTTTACGGCGGTTCTTCTCCCGTGAATAAGGCCGCCGCCATCTGGCTCACGCGGATTAGCCCGTAATGCGCTTCCGCATCGATATTCCGCCGGGGATCAATACCGACGACACGTCGAACAGCTATCCTGGCTCATTCGATTACGGCAACAATGTGCGGTTCTGGAAGAGCAAGTGGCAGACGGTCGGCGGTTGGGAGAGCTACTATACCGGGACACTTCCGGGTGTTTGTCGATCTGTGCTGCCATTCCGGGACAACAGCTTCGTCCAGAACATCGCGTTCGGACAGCACGATCATCTGTCGTTGCTGAACGACTACGTCCTGTACGACATCACCCCAACCCTGGCGTTGCCAAAGGTCGCATTAGGTTCAAACCCGCTCTCAGTGACGAATGCGACGCCGAACGTCGTCGTAACCCGGGCGGGGCATCCCTACATTATCGGCGATAGTGTGGTCATAGCCGGGGCTACAGCGGTAGGGGGGATCACGCCCAACGGCACGTTCACAATCACCGCGACGACGACGGACACGTTTACCTTCGCCTTTACTTCGAACGCCACCAGCACGGCGACGGGAGGCGGAGCGGACGTCACCGTGACACCGCAGCGGGCCTGGACGGGTGGCGCGATCGACGGTACGGGCGGGGCGGGCTACGGCACGGGGACCTATTCGACGGGCTACTACTCGGCGCCTTCGACGGCTTCCTTCTATCCTGCGACGTGGTCGCTCTCGAACCGTGGTGAAAACGTCGTGGCCGGCTTTCGAGGCGGCACGATCTATCTGTGGGAAAACGACACGGGCGTGAGGGCCGCACCGATCGACAACGCCCCGGCGCAAGTGACATACGCCCTGGTGACGGCTCAACGCCAAATCATGGCGCTAGGCTGCAACATGGCGTCGTCGGGGACCTTCAATCCGATGGCAATCCGGTTTACGGATCCGGACTTCCCCACTGTCTGGGTCCCGGAGAGCGACAACCTCGCCGAGCAAGTGATCCTGGAAGGCGGGTCCTTCATCGTCGCCGGCCGGGTGGTCGGCGATTACGTCTTTGTCTGGACGAATTCAGCGCTTCACGTGGGCCGGTTCACGGGTGATGAAAGCCAGCCGTGGGTGTTTGAGCAGGTCGGTGACAATTGCGGCCTGATCGGTCCAGGCGCGGCGGCAGTGGCAGGGCAGACGGCCTACTGGCTGACGCCTCAGGGACGTTTCTTTGCCTGTCCGGTGGGTGGTGTCCCGCAACAGCTCAACGTCATGGTTGGCGATGACGTGGTCAACAATCTGGCGCCCAGCCAGAATGACAAGATTGTCGCCGCTACCAACACCAAGTTCAACGAGGTTTGGTTCTTCTACGCTGACGCGCGTGATGGGAACGAGATCAGCCGCTACGTGGCCTTGTCGATGGATGGAGTGACGGCCTCTTTGGGCGATATCGCCCGAACGGCATATTCAGACAGCGGCGCGGCCTCTGATCAATACCCGATCGGCGTGACCTATGGCGGGATGGTCTATCTGCACGAGAAGGGCAGCTCGGCGGACGGCTCGGCGCTCTCATGGAGCATCCGGAGTTCGTATTTCGCCCTGACGGAAGACGCCAGGGTCATGGCGATCCGGGGCTTCTGGCCTGACTTGAAGGACCAGATTGGCCCGGTGCACGTCACCATCGAGACCGGCCTCTACCCACAATCGACCCTGACCAGCAACGGTCCTTACACGACGGTCTCCGGCGAAGAGAAGTACGACCTTCGCGTTACGGGCCGGATGGTCCGCATCACGTGGTCGGGTAACTCAGCTCCCAGCTTTGCGCGTCAAGGCGTGCCGCTATTCGACGCGGTCCTGGCCGGGGATCGATGACGCCACAGGAGATGCGGGAACGGCTTCGGAAGGCCCTGGCGCGGTCCCACGAGAACTACACGATCGAGGATCTGGAACAGGAATTGGCGACGGGCAGGGCGATGCTCTGGGCCGGGGAGCGATGCGCGCTTGTCTCGACCCTGGAACAGACTCCTACACACCGCTTCCTGCATCTCTGGCTAGGGGCTGGAAACCTATCCGAGCTGATCAGTCTGGAGCCCGGCGTCAACGCGCACGCGCGGGCTCTGGGCTGCGCCTACACGTCCATCGACGGTCGCCTGGGTTGGTCCAGGGTGCTCCGCAAGCGTGGTTTTGAGGTCATCGACGGCGAGTTGAGGAAGATGCTGTGAACAAGAAATCCAAGACGACTGAAAACAGCACGACCAACACGCTCACCACGAGCACGCCCACGGTCGCGCCTTGGCTCAGCAACAACTATCAGCAGTTGGGCCAGCAGATCGCTGACTTCGGCAAGACCGATCCGTCGTCCTACGTCGCCGGGCCGTCGCAGCTCCAGACACAGGCCTTCAGCCAGGCCGGGAACCTTGGGGGGTGGCAATCTCTGTTCGATCAGGCCGGGACGGCCGCCACCGCCGCCGGGAACGCGCCCGCCAACACTGCTGGGGTTTCGACCTACGGCGGGACGAGCATCCTCGATAACGGCGGTATCGAGAAGTTCATGAACGCGGGCCTGAACGACCTGGTTGGCGCGACCTTGGCGGACTACGATTATGGCGCCGGTCGGCAAACTGCAGCCGCCAAAGCCGCAGCTACCGCGAACAAGGCCTTCAACAGCGACCGCAGCGTGTTTAAGGAGGCGGAGTTAGCCGATGCGCTGACCCGTGGTCGCGCGACAACGTCGGGCCAATTGCGCTACGACGCCTTCGACAAGGCCGCCACCCTGGCTGCGCAGGAAGCCCAGATGCGTCAGCAAGCCGCCTTGGCCAGTATGGGCGCCATGAACCAAGGCGCCATGTTCAACGCGGGACAGCAGGACAACGCCGCCGCACGCAAGCTCCAATCCGCCGGGCTACTTGGAAGCCTTGGCGAGGCGCAGGGGTCGAGCCAGCGGGCGGATATCGGTCTGCTCGGTGATCTTGGCGGCCAACAACAGGCGATCACCCAAAGCCAGCTCAACGCGACGCCGACCTTCCTGCAACTGCTCGGCGCGCTCAATGGCCAGATCCCGATCGGCGCGTTCACCAGCCAGACGAACCAGGGCACGGGCACGAGCAATTCGACGAGTGTAACCAAGTCGAGCGATCCGCTCGGGTCTTTGGCGGGAATTCTGGGGGCGGCGGGGTCGCTGACCTCGGGCCTTGGCGCTCTCGGCTTCGGAGTGAAGTAATGGGCCTGTTCAGCCGAAAAAACCTCACGTCTGAGCAGCAACAACAAGCCGCAGACCGCTGGGCGCTGATTGGAGCGACGTTGTCGGACACGGGCGCTGCATTGGGCGGCGGCCAGGGTGGCAATATTCAGAAGGTCCGCTCAGGACTCGGAAATCGCGCTCTCGACGCTCAAATTGCTTCTACCATCACCGATCCGCGCGAACTTGCCCTCTACCGCGCCAACCCAACAGAATGGGCCAAGGCTCGCGCTAGCGGCTTTGAAGCTGCAAACGTGAGTGGTGGCGATAGCCGCTTTATCCCAGGCCAGGGCTTCCTAACGGCCCCCAAGCTTGTGGTGGACGCCGGGATCTACGGCACGCAAACGCCGACCGGTTACACGGCGACCGGTGCGCGCGGGCCGTCAATCGCCGAAGGACAGACCGCCCAGCGGGATGCTCAAGACTACGTCGCCAAGATGACGCCGGAGGGCTTTCTACCGCGCATGGACGACCAGGGCCGTGTCGTCGGCTTTGACGTTGATCCGGGGTACAAGAACTTCTCGCTGCAGAAGGCGGCGAGCGGTGCAACGCGCGTCAACGTGCCAATCACCCTGCCGGCGCAAAACAAGTTTGCCGAGGCGTTCGCCACGCAATACGCGCAAGATCTCTCAAAATCCCGCGACGTTGCGGACACCGCTGACGAAGCCATGACGACGCTAAGCCAAGCCAAAGATATGCTAGGGAAGGGCATGTACACCGGCGCGGCCGCTGATGCCCGTCTAGCTCTCGGCAAGGTCGCCGCTCTGGTCAATCCTGGTATCCGCGACAAGGTAGCCAACACTGAGGCTTTTCAGGCTGTCATGGGCCAACAGGTGCTCAACATCGCCAAGCAGCTTGGTTCGGGCACGGGCATCTCGAACGCTGACCGGGAATTCGCAGCGAAGGTTGCGGGCGGTTCGATCAACCTCGACGCCAAGACCATTGATCGCCTGATCAACATTCAGCAGCAGCGCGCACAGTCTCAGATCAAGAAGTTTCAGCAGCGTGGCGCCGAGGCTTTCCAGAGTGTCCCATCCGCCCAAGGCCTTCCTTCGACCGCTTTCAGTGGCCCGCCTCGCAAGGCTGACGCGGCCTCGCTCAAGAAGAAATACGGCCTGGAGTAGGTCATGACTGACATTGCAAAGGCCAAGCGCAACGTCGGTCGCATGATTGATGGCGGCGCCAGTGAGCAGGAAATCGACACCTACTTGGCGTCGGAGGGCCTGAATGCGGCTTCGTTGCGTGAAGCTCCCTCGACTACGGCCGCGCCCAGCGCGCCTACGGGCGTTCCCTTCACCAATCCCGTTGAGAACTTTGTCGAGCCGATCGCCGGTTCTTGGCGCAACGTGTCGCAAAAGTTCGGTTCAATGCTGAACGCCCGAACGCCACAGGATGTCAAAGCCAACCGGGGGCCCAGTCTCTTGGAGTTGGCCGGGCTAGTGACATCACCGCTGGCTGGCGCGCAGAATGTCGTGACAAAGCCAATTGCCCAAGCAGTTGTGAACTCTGGCCTACCAACCTACCAGCCGACGAGCCTTGCCAGCGGCGTCCGTAGCATTCTAGACGGGAAGGGTCCGGCGCCGCCACGCAAGCTATCCGGACAAGAGGCCGTAGGACGCATCAACAGCGACCTTAGCGCGGCGCTGGCTGGCGCCATGCCAGCGCGCGGACCCGTGGGGATGAGTGGCCCGCGCCTTCCTCAAGGCTATACGCCACCAAAGAAGCTCACGGGGCCAGCAATGGATGCCCAAGTGCTTAAGGACATTGGCGTGCAAACCACCATTCCCCAGCGCATGGGGCCAGGAGCCAAAAAACTAGAAGACCTCGCGGCGCGCGCGCCGGTTATGGAAACGGCTATCAGCGGGGCGCGCTCTCGCCAGATCGAGCAGCTAAACCGAGGTGTGGCGTTGAAGGCGCTAGAACCTATCGGAGGAAAGGTCCCGAAGGACATCAAGCCTGGCTTCGACATGGTCCAGCACGTGGATAATGAACTGTCCAAGGTCTATGATCAGGCGATCAAGATGGTTCCGGCTCCCGTCGCCGACGAAGCTTTGGCGACAGATTTTGCAGCCATTGGGCAACGATCCATCGACCTCACCGACGAGAGCGCCAACCTCTACAACAGGGCCATCAGCAACAGACTTAATCGCCTCCAGCAGCCAGGCCTTACGGGCGAGAAGGTCAAGGATATCCACTCCGAGCTCGGTAAACTCCAAGGGGCTGCCGCGCGTCGAGGGGATGAAACCTTGGCCGACATGTTCGGTGACGCGCGCCGTGCTGTCATGGGCCTTATTCAGCGCTCGGACCCTGTCGCTGGCGAGATGATCGCGAAGGCTGACAAGGGCTGGTCGATCTACAAGATCATGAACAAGGCAGCTGCATCGGCGAGCAACCGAGGCGGCGTCTTTCTTCCTGGTCAATTGAATAGCCAGGTAAGAGCGTCCGCTAAACTGCGCGGCGTCAACGTAGCGGGCAAGGGGCAGGGGCAGTTGCAGGACATCGCCACGGCGGCGTCGCGGATGATACCGGACAGCTACGGAAATCCGGGCACAGCTAACGCTCTGATGACACAGGGCGGGATCGCCGGACTTGGCGCCCTGGCCACGAAAGAGCCCGCGCTTGCCGGGGCTATTGCGGCCGGGGTCGGCGGCGCGGCCACGCCTTACTTCCTGAGCGCCCGCAAGGTCATTGAGGCGCTTCCGGCGACGGCTTCTCCAGCCCAGGTTTCCCAGGCACAGGCTCAATTGGCCGCCCTGGCCAAGTTCGACCCCAAAATCGTAGCTCTTCAGGAATATCTCGCTCAGGTGCCGCGCTCAGGAGCTTCGCTACCGATCGCCATGCCGGCGGCTGCACAAGAACAACAGCAGCAATAACCGCCGCCCCGACCGGGTCTGGCGAGTTCAAGAACCAAAACAGCATCAGGCAGAAGCGCAAGCCCTGCCTCTACCACACCCAAGCCCCGGTCAACAGCCGGGGTTTTTCTTTGACCCTGAGGAGACAAGAGCATGGCGAACGTCACCGGCTCGTTTACCGCTACCGGCCAGTCGGCGCCCTTCGCGCCCTTGGTCGCCCAACGCAACACTGCAAACGGCTTCAACGTCTCCGTCTCTGGGACCTTTGTCGCGACCGTCCAACTGGAGCGCTCGTTCGACAATGGAACGACCTGGTTCGTCTGTTCAAGTGACGCCTCTGGGACGACGGCGAGCTGGACGGCGCCGTTCTCGGTGATCGCCGAAGAGCCCGAGCCTGGCGTGATCTACCGCCTGAACTGCACCGCATATACCTCGGGGACGGCGACCTACCGGATCAGCCAATGATCATCCGACCTGTCGTTTCCGGCGTCGTCCGGCCGTCCCTTGCCGCCCTTACCAAGGGTGGTGGGGCGCCCTGGCGCGTTTTCGGCGGCTCCGCCCTGCGCGTGACCGGCCAGGCCATCCGCGTTCTTTCGCAACCCCTCGTCGTGGTGGCTTCCAATGGCTAACGGCTATATCGACCTCGACGGCACGGGCTCTCGCCTGCCGACCATCGCTGAGCTTAAGGCGCTCTCGGCCATGCAGGCCTTCGCGAGCCCGAACATCTACAATCTCAAGCCGTCGAACACGCTGAAGGCTCGGCGGGCGCTGGGGCGCACCGATCGTCCTGGGCGCATCGCTGGCATCGGCGATAGCACCGTGCGGACCGTGGACAGCAGCGGCCGATCTGACCTCAATCTGATGGGCTGGCCTGTGTTTGTGCCGGCCATGCTGAAGGATCGCGGCGTCCCGGCGTCGGGTGATGGATGGTTCGGCGCTGGCGGGATCGCCGTGGCGGATATCGCCACCAACGACAGTCGTTGGGTTCGAAACGCGGCGTGGACCGTCAGCGTGAGCGGCCCTGGCGGGGCGGCGTGGCGAGCGACGACGACCGGGAACAACGTCTATACGCCCAAGAACCCCGTCTCGAAATTCGTCATCTGGTACGACCGCAACCCGGCTTATGGGCACTTCACCTATACGCTGGACGGCGGTTCTCCGGTCGATGTGAACTGCGCGGCGGCTAACGGCTTGACCAGCGTGACAGTTGACGCTGTGACGCTGGGCGCGCACTCGCTGACCCTGACCTGGGCTTCCGGTGGCGCGGTGAGCATTAGGGCGATCGACGCGTATGACGATACGGGCGTCGTCAAGCCGGTTCGGGTCTGCAACTTCGGGATCTCGGGCAACGCCTCGGCTGCGATGATCGGGGGCGATGCTGTGAACTCGCCCTGGGGCGCTGGCTACGCGATGGTCAATAGCTTCGCGCCTGATCTGAGCATCCTCCAAACCGGTGTAATCAACGACTGGCGTCAGTCGGTCGCTCTGGCGACCTCGAAGGCCAACATCCGGACCCAGATCGAAAACGCGTTGCTTACGGGCGACGCCTGGATGCTCACGCCGTCGTTCGACAGTTCCACCGCTGGGAACGGTCCCATTCAAGGCCAGTACGTCGATCAGATGTGGGACCTCGCCCAGGAGTACGACATCCCCCTCCTGGACTGGCGAGGCTCAATCATCTCCTACGCCGCCGCTGGTAACCTGATCCAGGATAGCGTTCACCCGAACACCTCGGGTCACTACGACATCGCCCGTCTGATCGTCCGCGCGCTGCTCAGCTAGACCCCATCACCCCCGTATCGACCGCTGGTGCATCACCGCGAAGCTCCCGCTCGCGGCTGATGCTCCATGCGCTAAGCTACAATCATAACAAACAGGAGCATCGACATGACCGACGTCACCCAGCTTTCGGATCAGGAGTTCGCCGAGAGCCTTCAGGTCTACATGTTCGAGCTGAAGCGCCGGATTGCCCAGAAGGGCAACGCCCGTGACCAGGACCGCGCGCTGTTCGCCCACGAGCACCTGAGCCGCATCGCCAAGAAGGCCACGGATGCGGGGATCATCCAACCGCTCAGCGGCGGGACGGATACGCCAGATCGAGGCGCTGAGTAGTGTTGACGGCGGCCTTCATCCTGGCCTGTCTGATAGTCCTGGCGCTTTCGCTCTACGCCGAGCATCGGGACGCCCGCCATATTGACGCAGTGATCTTCACTGTAGGCCTGATGCTGTCCCTGGCCACATGCCTGGTCGGGGATATCATCACGAAGGCCCTGTGGCCCAGGGACATCAGGCCCATGGTGGCGGTCGCCGCCTTCACTGACGCGGCCATGACGACGCTGTACGTCTCCAGGCTGGTACATCGCAAAGCCTTTTACAAGTTGCTCCTGTCCTTTGTTGGATCGGCGATGTGTGTCGTCCACGTCATGTTCCTGGCGAAAGGTGATTTCAGCAGGTCAATGACGGTCGCCTGGTGGGCGACTGCTGATATAAACTTCGCGCTATCGTTGTTGATTATTGGATCACAAGGAGGGGGCGTTGTTTACGACTTGGTTCGTCGTCGGCTGTCTCGCCTTCTCGGCGGGCGCGGTTCTCTGGGGCATGTCAAAGTCCGAGGAGACCAATGATCCCAAAAGACGAACACCCCACGCACGGCGCCATCCTCCAAGCCGTCCTTGAGGTGCAAAGGCAGATCGGCCAGCTAACGTCCAAGGTGGACGAGGTCGTGCGAGACGTGGCCGTGATCACGATGGACACGCAGGGGATGAAGACCACGGTCGTGGATCTCAAGAACGCGATCGGGACCGAGACCACAAACGAGGACGGTCGGAAGACGGGGAGCGGGATCTTCGGCCGGGTCGGACGGATGGAGAACCGGCAGCTCGTTTACGACCGGTGGACGAACCGGGCGATCGGAATCTCCATGGCCGCGACGATCTTCGGGACGATCCTTTGGTACGTCATCGGGGACCGCATTGGTCATGTGCTGAAATGACCAGCCGCCCCCGTAGAAATTCCAACCAGGAGAGTGGCTATGAGGCCCATTCCCACGGAAGCGGTTGACCTGACCGCGCGGTTCGAAGGCCTGCGCCTGACGGCCTACCAGGACATCGTCGGCGTCTTGACGATCGGCTACGGCTCTACAGGACCTCACGTCACGCCAGGACTAAAGATCACCAAGGACCGCGCACGGGAGCTTCTGAAGGCTGACCTAGAGGTGGCGGCTACGCGCTTGTCTGGCGTGGTCAAGCAGGGCGTGATCGACGGCCTGACGGATGGCCAGTACGCGGCGCTGCTCTCGTTCGTCTTCAACCTGGGCGCCAACAAGTCGTGGACGATCTGGAAGGTGCTCAACGCCGGTCAGCTCGACGCCGTGCCCGCGCAGATCCGCCGCTTCGTCAACGCTGGTGGAAAGCGGGTTCAGGGCCTCGTGAATCGCCGAGAGGCTGAGGCGGCTTTGTTCGCCGCTGACCTGCACGCGGCTGACGAGGTTCTGCCGTCTTCGGTGACGCGCTCGGTCCCTACGCCTCCGACGCCTGAACCGGTCAAGCCTCTGGTCGAGAGCAAGACGTTCATGACGGCAGGAGCTACGGCGGTAGCATCGGCTGCGGCGGGTGTGGCTCAAGTCACCCAGACGATCCAGCCCTTCGCCGCCCAGAGCGACAAGGTCGCCAACATGGTGGCTACCCTGGCCATGATCGGGGCGGTCCTGGCGGTCCTGACGCTGGTCTTTGCGTGGCTGAAGCATCGGGGCGCGCAGCGGTGATCTCCACCTTCCTCCGTTCCCCACTCGGCCGGTACGCCGCCATAGCCATTGCCGTCTTCATGGCGCTCCTAGGCGTCCGACACATGGGCTACGCGGCCGGCGTGAAGCATCAGAAGGCCGAGTACGCGAAGGCCGTCGCCAAGGCTGAAAAGAAGGCGCTGGAGGCCGGGAAGAAGTCCGACGCGGCAACCGAAACCATCGCCGAGAAACACACTGCCACGGTCGAGAAAATCCGCTGGCGCACCCAGACGTTAACCAAGGAGGTTACGGTCTATGTTCCGCAAGCTGTTGATCGCGAGTTCCGGCTTCCTGCTGGCCTCGTGCGCATCCACGACGCCGCCGCGACTGGCGCCGCCCTTCCCGAAACCCCCGGTGGATCTGTCGAAGTCGCTTCCGACGTTGCGCCCAGCCAGCTCGCAACCGCCTTCATCGATAATTACGGAACCTGCCGCACTTGGGAGTCGGAAGCGCTGACCTGGCGTTCTTGGTACGTTACTCAGCGCGATCTCTACAACTCGGCTACAGGGCAAAAACCCTGAAGGCTCGCCTCACGGCTTGAGCTACAACAGGCCCACTGCCCTTAACCGGGTGGCGGGCCTTTCGACGTTTAGTCGGGCTCGGACGGAATGCTTTCCATTATGCCGCGCGCCATCCCGGATTGGTACGCTGCGTTAAGGGCCTCCTCGAATTCGTCTGTAGGCATAGCGATCATGTCGCGCTCCTGATCGACCTTTGCATTTGGGGCGTGCTGCTGGACGATAATGCGGCGCTTTAGGCCAGACAGGTCGTCGCTCATCTCATCATCCCTTGTCGTTAGCTAGGTGGGGGTTGCGGCGGCGGGTCATGGCTGGTCCGACAACGCAGCTCGGCCGGCGGGGGTGATGTCCAGACGCCAGGAAAAGGTCCGGCTAACCCAGGCCGCAAGTCCGCGATCGACCAAACTTTGCGCGGTTCGGCTGCTACGAGGACACTTCCCTGGCAACGAGATTAGAAGCGCCTTTTGCGCCTGCGTCAGCTTCTCAGCCATGGTCTTCTCTCTCCTCCCAGCCTGGGCTGGATTGCTGGGGTTAGCGACGCTCGGCGATGGCCTGAACGTCGGGGTGGGAGCCGAAATAGACGCGGTGCTGATCCAGCCAGAGGCGAATGCCCGTCTCGTACATCTCGGCGGCGAAGGCCTTGGTCGGGTTGCGCATGAGGTCCACGCGCAGCGCATCCAACTCGACTTGATCGTCAAGCTCCGCCAGCCGTTCAAGCGCTTCGAAGTCAGCCCTGGCCTGATCGTAACTCGCCATCCGTGTCTCTCCTTCTACGGCCTAAGCCGCCTTGGTGTTGGTGGGGCCGCACGCCAAGATCGCGTCAGTGCGCGCCCTGGCTGCGCGGATCAGATCGGCCATCGTGCGAGATGGCGAGACCGGAAATCCATCCGAGGGTTAGGCGCTGGCGCGCTCAATGTTGTGCAAAGCGGATAGCGCGTTGGCAGCGTTGGTCGCGGCCTGTGAGAAGCGGAGAGCGTCCTCTGACCTCTCCGCCTTCGTCGCCTTGGCGATCAAGGCCTCGACGTTCTTCTTCTGGTCTTGATTCATCGGGTTCTAGCTCCGAAACCAAGCGGCCATTCCGCTTGCTCAACCAACCTAAAGAATGTACATTCAATGTCAACAAGAATGTACATAATTGGAGCGCCGAGTTGACCCGGATGGATGTACAGGCTACCCCGCGCGTCATGGCGCCCAAGCAGTTCGTGGAAGAGAACGTGAACCTCCTGCTCCCGGCCGGGACCAAGGAGCGGATCGCCAGCGTCCTGCTGCCTGGGGAAAAGCGCCTCGCCTTCATCCGCGAGGCCATCGACCGAGAGATCAAGCGCCGAGAGCGCAACACCCGAAAGGCAGGGGAGTGATGGGGGAGTGGCAAGACATGGCCAGCGCGCCCGACGATCGCTGCGTCCTGGTCGACTTCAAGGGCTCCGGGCCGATCGTGGCCTTCCGCGACAAGAAGCGGCCCGACCAGTGGGTTCGCTACCTCGGCTTCGGCAAGAGCGCGTACTGGCCGTCGATCCACGAGGACTACGCGATCCGCTGGATCGACATTCCCGCTTGAGGCCCAAGCCCTAACGCCAGGGATTCCCTTCCCCTATGGCTGTGGTAGATTGGTGGTGCTTCCCAAGGGATCAACGGGGTTCGAATCCCCACGCGGCTTAAGTGACGCGTAGCCCGGTACGGCGTACCCCTTGGAGCCGGGCCAGCGAAATCTCGGACGCGAGAGACTAGCTGGCCCTGGAGCGCTCGGCGGCCGATGGGCTTTTCTCGTCGGTCGCTACTTCCGATGGTCGTAGGCGACCAAAGAGGAGCGGCGTTGCTTGGTGATAAGAGCCCCTGGGCGCTTCCACCGGATAGCCAAGATCGCGGATTTCGCCGTCGCCCCTCAAGCCTTCCTCCAACGAAACACCGGATCTCGCACTAGATGCGCTGAGACCGATATAAACCCAGCCGGGGCTCCGCATCGCGAGCACCTGAGCGCACCACTCTCGCCAAGCTCGGCCAGCGTCCTATCACGCCATGGACCAGGCCTTGAGCAATCCAATTTACGCCCATTGCAGCGATTGACGCACCATACAACAACGCTGTGGCCTTGGCGGGCGCAGTCGGCGGGGGTGAGGTCGGACATGCTCTATATATAGGGAAGCGCCGAAATCGGGTCTCGCCCCAGATACGCCCCAGATTGAAGGCAACCAAGCGTGAACACGATTGCCTGAAAACGCCCGCCACGCTGGGCAAAAGCCCCGGTTTATATGGCTCGCGCGTGCGCGACCTTCGTTTACACCGAGAGGGTCGGGGGTTCGATCCCCTCACTGCCCACCATATTTTATTGGGGTTTCCGTCTTCGCCCCAGATTTACGCCCCAGAAACCGCCCCAGATTGGCGCGAAATCGCCCGTCTGGCGGCGGCCTGGTGGTCGGGCCTATGGTGGCCGTAGTGCTTCTCCAGCGTCGCCGCCGTCATGCCCAGATAGGCCGAGGCGTCCCAAACATCGGCCCCGCCTTCCATGAGCCACGTTGCAGCCGTGTGACGCAACCAGTGCGGCGTCACGGCACCGGAAAGGCCAGCGTCGGCCACCATTGAGGCAAAGCCGTTGCGAACGTCCGTGGCGATCGGCTGGCCGCCATAGTGCAGGACCGAGTTGATCCGCATCTCTGGGTTCTCCCGGCGTAGCTCGACCTCTTTGCGGCGATCCATCTCGCGCCAGCGCCGCATGTGCGCTAGGAGCCTAGACGGGATGCGGACGACCGGCCGGCGCTTGGTCGCCTTATCGCGCTCCTCGCGCCCACGGCGATAGATCATCCCCTTGTCCAGATCCACCCAGGCTTGCTTGGGCGTCTCGCTCCAGAGCAGGCTGGTGATGACCTTGGCGCGGGTTCCGGTGTAGAGGCCGATCAGCAGGAAGCGGCGGAGATGCAGGCGTTGGGCTTTCACTTGCTTCGTGGTGGCCTGCCAGCACCCGTCAGAGCCGATTTTGCGCCCCTTGGCCGACAACAGCAGCCTCGCCGCCTCCGAGCGCGTTAGGGCGTCTCTAGGGCTTTCTGGCTTGTCGGGGAGCACGACCACAGGGCGGGTCGTCAGGGTATGCTCTTTATGCCAATGGCCGATCGCGCCGGACAGCGTCTCCAACTCCCGCCGCGCCGTCTGGTGAGACACCATGCGCAGGCTTAGGCCCTTGCCCGAAGCGATCCGCTGAGAGGTGCGCCAGGCGACGTACTCTCGGCACGTCTTGCCCTTCACGTCGGCGACCGTCTTGTCACCCCACCACGTGGCGAGGTTCTGAATCCAACCCTTGATGCTCTTTGGGTCGGCGAGGGTGGGGGCCTTCTCCCGCGCGTAGAGCGCTAGGACTTCGGCGATCAGGACGTTCTTCGGGTCGGAAGGGTCACCACCTGCGACCGGCGCCCACTTCTCGGCGATGTACTGGGCGAGGCGCTGCTGAGCTGCGTCAAGCTCGCCGCGAGTGAGGCCTGTGCTGACTTCACGCGATCCATCGCGGATGACCCAGATGGGCTCGCGTCGCTTTCCGGTGCTGGGCTCGATACGACCCTCACGGAGGTAGAGGCGAGGCCCTTTGGCTTGGCGTGGCATTGCGCGGCCTTGAACATGGCCCGCACGGCGGCGGGCGTGATATAGAACTTTCCGGCGATCTCTGCCGGCGCGAGGCGACCCTTGCGGATCTCCGTTCGAAGCGAGGATGTCGTCAAGGGGCCGTGCGGATAGAACACGGCGATGTACTCGTCGAGGAGCATCGGTGCGTCGTCCGGCCAGTCCTCTGGATGAGGCTTCGCCCGGACGCGGGGCAGGGTCTCAGCCATCCTTATCCCCTCCCTGGTTGAGGGCGCGCGGGGCAGCGTCGGCGAGCATCTTCGTCCCATTGAGGTAGATCCGGACGCCGTTGAAAATCTGCTTGGCGAGCATTGAGCGGGCCATGGCGTCATTGACGCTGATCTTCCCGGCGCGCAGCTCATCAAGGTCCGACACGAGGCCGGCGATGATGCGCGGGATGCCGAGTTGGTCGGAGACCGGCGCTGTGACGTAGTCGCGTTCAGCCATGTTGGGTTCTCCAGGCCTTGGTAGCTGCTTCGGTCCTCAGCGCCTCGGTTATCGCCAGGCCGCGAGTGACGTTTCGGCGGTCCATGAAGGTTCCGCCGGTAGGCTTGCCCTGGCCGGCCGCGTACCAGATTTCGCAGTTACGGCAGATCGGAGCGATGTGGGCTTCCTTGCGCCAGTAGCGGTTGAAGCGCATGTCGACGTTCCGCTGACAGATCGCGCAGGTGAAGTCCCGGCATCCGTCGCGCGAGCGCTCCATTTCGCCCGCCCCCTCCAACCGCTTGATAAGCTCAGCGTTCGACATGCGGGGCTCCCTGTTTAAGGGCTTGGCGACCGGCTTCCGAATTCTTGAAAGCCGTCAAGCAGCGCGCGGCCGAAGGAAGTGCTGGAATGCTGAGATAGCGCTTGCCGTTCGTGTCAGAGACGATCCAAGACCCGTTGCTAAGCTGATCAGCGAGGCCGACGATGCGCCCGTTCAGGACGATGCGTTTGCAGTATGAAACGCCGCCGCTCTCCAGCTTCCACACGGGCTTCGTTAGGCTCACGGCTTCACCCTGCATTGGTCTTGTCCTTGGTGAGGGTCTTGCACCGGGCGATCAGGCCGTCAGGCGCGGAGAATTTGGGGTCCTTCTTGCGCATCGCCGCGTCGAGCATCAGGACCACGTCACACTTGCCGACAGCCCGTCCGCGCTCAAAGCTTCGGTCGGAGGCGGCGTTAATCGCGCCCGCACCAGCGCTGAGAAGAACGATGGCGACGATGCAGGAGATGATCACCTTGTCCATCTACGCGTCCTCCCCTTCAGAAGAGGAGGGTTCCCGCTCTTTTGGCCCTTCAGGGGTGGCCGGTACGGCGGAAAGCATGGCGCGGTAGAGGTCTGCGACGATCTTTGGCCACATCTGACGCATTGTCGGCGTCCATGCGTCGCCGCAAGCTTTCAGCATCGCATCGGTCGGCTCTCGCGGCGCCAGCACCCACCCTTCTGGCACTCCCCCTCGCTCTACAGCCAGGGCACCGGAAGGGGTGCGCTCCTCCTTCAGCGCCTCCCTAGCGGCGTCTCGCTCGGCTTGGACCCCTTCCAGGCGAGCCTTGAGGGCTTCGTTCTCCGCTTCGGCGGCGGTCAGGACCGCGCTGACGAAGTTGGCCTCGTCGCGGACGAACAGCGGCAGCAGGCGGTTTTGGGCCAGCCGGTCGAGTTTTCCTTTCGCCGCCTTCAGCTCGGAGATGGTCTTATCGGACTGGGTCATGCTGCTGCTCGCTGGGATTGGAGGGGAGAGACCTCGAGATACGCGGCGATCAGCTGCGTGAACGTCTCGACGTCGATGGCATCGCCGTAACCCCGCAGGCGTCCCATGCGGGTGGGATCCGCATCAACCAGCGGGCTAAGGCCGGGTTCAATCGGGCGCCAGCGGCTATCTCGGCAGGCGAGCCAGTCAACAACACCTGATCCATCAGACAGCTGCGCCGACCGTCGATATGTCCCAAACTCCCCCCGCGCATCCCATCGTGCTTCTTCGGGGTCGCCCAAGCCGCTAGGATAGCCGCATCGCAGAGCGCCACGCCCGGAACCCATTTCGAGCCCTCCGGTCGCTCCGGCGCCGTTGAATTCCTGCTGTTCCTGCTGTCCGCTAGCGTCGGCGTCGGCCAGGCCGAGGCCTTGGCCGCCATCTCGAGCGTCACGGTAGCCTTCGATCCGTCCGGCCTTTGGCCAGTGACCGTCGTTCCAGGGGGCACGCTCTGTCCACCACTCGGTGTTGTTGGCGTCGGCCACGAAGCCAATTCGGTGGCGTGCGTGCGCTCCGTCGAAGCCCGCAGCAGGTATAATAGCCGTCCCGAGGGCGTAGCCGTCGCCTTCCATGTCAGACTGAACAAGATCGATCCACGCGTCCGCCTCATCAGACTGCTCACCAAAGACGATGTCAGGCCGGCACTTGCGGATGAGTGGAAACCAGAACGGCCAAAGGTGGCGCGGGTCTTCAAAGCCTTGGCGGAGGCCGGCCTTGCTGAAGGGGCCGCAGGGACAGGAACCGGTCCAAACAGGTCGATCGTCAGGCCATCCGGCGCGGCGGAGGCAGAGGGACCAGAGGCCGATGCCGGCGAAGAAGTGGCATTGCGCGAAGCCTTCGAGGTCTTCGGGCTGGACTTCGGTGATCGAGCGCTCGTCGACGACTCCATGGGCAATCGCGCCCTCCTCTATGAGATGGCGCAGCCAGGCCGCCTTCTGTTTTGAAAACTCGTTGTAGTAGACGCCCTTACCCATGCTCCACCCCTTCACGTTCTTCCGGTGAGCGCGAAACAGAGGGGTTTTCCTCCCGGGATTTGTCACGTTCGGCCACAGTGGCGACTTCCGCCTTGCCACTCGCAGGCGTTTGCGTGATTGCCGCGCGAGGGATGATTGGTTTGGCTTTCAAGCAGGCCCGATAGCCGCAGTAGGGGCAGAACGATCCCTGGCGTTCGCAGCGTCCGGTCATGCCGACACCTCGTTCAGTTCGGCCTCGTAGCGGAGGAGCTTGGTGCGCGCTTCCTGCATAGCCAGTCCAAGCGCCTCTACCGGATCGGCGCCATGGACAATGATCTGGCCGCAGACCTCGCTATTCAGCCACGCCGAGTAGCCTGAGATCTTGCGCGGACTGCTGTAGGGGATCTCATAGTCCCGATCGACGCGCGCGATGCCCTTGACGACCTCGCAATGCCAGCCGCCATTCTCCCAGACTCGGACGGTCCAGCCGTCGCCAAGCGCAGCCGCGATTTCCGCGCCGTCACGGCAAGCGCGCTCGTAGTCCTCTCGCGTGCACTTGCAACCGCAGCGCGGGGCGCAGTAGATCCCGCCCGGTAGGTCGCGTGCGACCCAGCTGTCAGCATCATGGACCTTGTCTTTGGTGAAGATGCTCATCGGGAAATCACCTTCAGGTCGTCGATGCTGACTTCCGTGAGGAAATCATCGACATGCACGATGGCCTTGGAACCGGGAACGAACCCGACGACCACGCCCTCATATTGAATGTCAGGCCCTGTGGTTACCCAGGACATGTCCGTCGAATACCCGCACGGTACGGACCATTTCACTCGCAGGTCGCTCATCCCTCACCCCCTTCCACCGGTGCGGCGCTTCCCGTAGTAGGGGGAGGGGTCGTGGCCGATCCGTAGACGGTGTCGTTTGGCCGGAAGTGGGTCGGGTAAACGCCTTCGGGGAGCTTGCCGACCTTCCACATGATGGCCTTGCGCGTGCCGATTTGCTTTCGCTCGGGTGCGGGGCGGCTGGCGCGCGGAACGAAGTCGGCGATGAAGCCGCCCTTCAGCTGCTCCTCGTACACCGGCACATCGTATTCGAAGGCCTCTTTGGTCTGCCAGCCAGACGCCTGACCGAGGCCGCCGTTGTGGTGAGCCCCGATGACCTCCCGGCCGCCTGGCAGCATCAATCGACGGTCCACGCCATCGGTCGGGCAGAGCACGATCGGCAGCCAGCCGTGGTCTGAGAGTTTGACCTCTTTCAGCATTGGGAGGACTCCTGCTGCTGGGTGGCGGGGCGCGTGTACTTCTGGACCCAGGCGCTTTCGGGCGTGCCGAAGTCGTGCAGGCAACCGATGCACCGCTTGCTGTTCTCGGTAGCGCCGCAGCCGTCGCAAGGGATGCTCGCGCTCTCCCCCGCTTCTTCGTGGTTGATGGCGTTAGTCATTGAGGGGGCTCCGCGCGGAGAGGGGGCGCTCGGTCGAGAACTCGGCGAGCTGCTTGCACGCGAAGGTCTCGTCGCCAGACGCGCCGCAGACGATGGCGCTGACGAAGATGCGCTGCGTGAAGGCCGAAACGGCGCGACGGTCGTGGCGCTGTTGGTCGATCCGGCCGGTGACGTAGGTCGCGGCCATCGCGATCATGATGAGCGCGGCCATCCACCAGGAGACGCCGCCTTTGTCCGTCTTGGGGGCGGTCATAGCGCACCCGCCGGAACGAGCTCGTCATCGCCGTAGAGCAGGATGCCGCCGGCGCGGTCGTCGGGATCGTCGCCCCAGAGAACGCGGTATCCGCCCGTTGCGACGACCTCGCAGATTTCGCCCATCGGGCTGCGGGAAATCACCCCGTCCTCTGTGTAGTTCACGAGGTCGCCGACCGCGTAACGAGGGGCGAGCGCAGCCGTCGCATCGTGGTTGATGACGGGCTGCTCGCCGCCGTGGTCTATGGGGTTAGGCATTGGTGGAGGCCTCCGGCTTGAAGCGCAGTCCGGCGTACTCAGCCTCTAGGCGCTTGATCATGCGGTTGCGAACTGCTCCTGGCGGCTTGGCTAGGAGCTGTCCGATCCGAAGGTCGATCTCCTCGGCGCGCTTGCGCTGGCGATTGGCTTTCGATGCACTCATTGGTCAGTTCTCCTGGGAGGGGAGGGGGTGCTTGGGGAAGGGACGAGACGGCAGCTTGCGAGAGCCCTTGGGCGCTCAGGCGTTGACGCGCTGCGGAATGGGACGCCCCGCCGTCGTGCAGGTCTCACCGGCCAAGCGCTTGGCCTTGGCGATCGCGGTGAAGTCCTTCTTGGTCTTGGCGAGGGAGCAGGGGTTGCGCCACAGCTCGCGATTGGACAGGTCGTTGGTCCCGCCCAAGGCCAGAGGAACCCGGTGTTCGTCGGTCACGCCCTCGGACAGCGCGTCCAGCTTACCGCCGCAGCCACAGCCGCATTTGCCGTTCTGACGGACGGAAAGCTCGATGACTTCCACGCGGGTCAGGACGCGGCGCTTTTCGATGGTGACGGCTTCGCGGGTGAGGGTCATGCGAACTCCCCCTCACCAATCATGGCCAGGGCCTCGCGCTCGAACGCCTCGCAGTTGGCGCGCGGGATCAATTGCTCCAGCACCAAGCGCTTGACGCCTGCGAAGAAGGCTGTGAACTCGCCGTGCTCCATCTTGTCGAAGGCGACGGACTTCGGGACCAGATCGACCCGGCCGGAACGCAACGGAACCGCCTCGACGAGACCAAGCCGAAGCTTCATCCACTCGTGGAGCGCATCGGGCGTGACGTCGCCTTCCAGGTTGTCGGCCACGAGCGTCAGGAAGGCGCGGTAGAGGCGCATCTGGCGGCCAGACCGGCGCGCCTGGGTGATCTGTAGCTTCAGAGGCTTACCGGCCGGATGGGCGCGGATCAGCTCACTGTCCAGCGGTGTAAGCGGCTGTAGGAAGTCGCCACGACGCACGCACATGATGGCGGGGCGCTCGGACATCAGTCGACGTCGGAGGGCGCTTCTTCAGCCACCCCGCCTCCCTGGCCGCCTTCGAACTCTTTCTTGCGCTGCTGGATGAGGTCGATGAAGAACTCGCGGGTAGCCGCCGGTGTGTCGCGCGAGCGAAGTTGCTCCTTGTTGTCCAGCTCCAGCGCGCGCACCTCTTCCAAAGTTTTCGCGGTCTTCAGCGCATTGCGAAGCGCCTTGGCCCAAAGCTCAAGGGCGGCGCGCTTTGCTTCCGCCTGGCGCTCCATTTCGGCGCGATTGATGCCTTCTTCGGTCTGGTGCTCGACTTGCTCCTCTTCCTCCTTCGCGTCATCGCGATCGGTGATCAGGAAGCGCTTCTTCAGAACTTCCTTGAGGGCGTTCGTGCCGGCCTTGGCGAAGGCCTTGTCGCCGTTGTCGGTACCCGCACCAGCCCAGCGGATGACGCGCTTTTCGTCGCTGTCGTCCGTGCGCTCAAACGTGAAATCTACGATGACGTCACAACGGTTGCCGGAGTAGGCGCGCTCGACAAGGGTCGGTTCGAGGTCAACCCCGTGCTTCGAAAGCAGGGGGCGGACCTCTGACAAGATGGCCTCGACGGTGTGGCCCTTGATGGTCCACTTCTTGCCGTCCTTCTCCATCTTGATGTCTTCTTTGCCAATCCCCGCGCATTCGTCGCGAATGTCCGCTAGACGCTGCTTCAGGCTGCGCGGCGCGGCAGGTTCTTCGTGGGCTTCGGTGGTATCGATGTTGGCAGAAGCGGGCTTAGCGCCTTCAACCACGTCCACTCGCTCTCGCTGATCGGTCTCGCGGCTAACCATGGCCATGCTCTCCAGGGGTCTGTTGGCCGGCCGTCGACTTCGGCGCGGCAGATTTCGTCGGACAGGAGTTCTCCGGTCGCTGGGTCGACTTCGCCCGGTACCCACCAGACGCGGGCGGGGACGAACGGACCCTTTGGCCATTTCCCGTATGGGAAGCGGCGGACCTTGAAGAACCCGGCGTGCGGCTCGTCGGCGTGGATTGGCGGGTCGAGACCGGCGACAGCCGCTTCCCACCACGCCCACCGCTCGGCTGGACTTGTTGGCTGGCGCATTCGATGTCCTCGGCGATGACGGCCTCGGTGAAGTCGTAGGTCCCTGCGATCACGTCCGGCTCCTCAGTTCTCGTGTTCTCCGCTTGACCTCGTTCCAGGCGGCGGACTTGGTTTCAGGGGGCTCGTTGGCTAGGGCCTGGCGGTGTTCGTCGAACCACTCGACCAGGGCCTTCTCGGTCCGGCATAGGTCCACGCACACGCGGATCGCGGCGACGAGCGGGTCATCGGCGTGCACCGCGACGCAGCCCCGCCACGATCATCACCAAGCACCAAACAACCAGCGCCGAGTAGGCGACCATTGCTTGGGCGGGACGGTCCAGGAGCAGGAACAGGACGACGCCGCCACCAAGTGCCGTGAACAGGGCGACGAACAGCACCGCTTGGCGCACGTCCTTCCAGAATAGGCTCTGGTCCAGTCCGTGCGGGACGCCGCGCGACGAGCGCCCCGCTTGTTGAATGGGTGTCGCGCTCTGGGTGTTGGGGGTGGACATGGTCAGTCCGCGACGCGGCGCGCTTGTTCGGCAAAGGGGTCGAATTCGCGAGCAATGCGGAACTCATAGATGCCAGCGCCTAGATCGAAGTGCCCGTGCGGAACCTGGGCGTCCTGGATCAGGCGCTCGGGGTTTTCGAGGATGGCGTAGAGGATCTTCATCCCCTCCGGCACATCGCTGATGCGCTCCATCACCTGGCCGCCGGTCAGCACATGGTGGTGGCCGCTTTCGCTGTGGCTGATGATCCACCCGGCCTTGGCGCGCTCGGCCTTGGCCATGGCGCTGAAGTCTGCCGGTGCGGCATCGATCTTGATGATCGTAATTTCGCCTTGGGCGCCAATGATCTGCTTGGGCATGTTATATTCTCGCTTCTAGGTTTGAAGGGGTTGATCAGGTCCGCGCGGGCGGATGCTGGTACTCAGACAGAGGGTCGCCGATGCGCCACGCCTGGGCGTGAAGCGCGGTTTCGATCGGCAGTCGGTCGATATCGCTGACGCGCGGCACGCCCTCGACGATGATCCCGTTGCGGGGGCACATCGCCTTCAGGAAGCGTCCGGGCTCTTGGAGGCCGGGCAGCTTCAATTCGATCAGCTGCCCAATATCCGGAGAGCCGCTGTCGTCGATCACCTTGGCCTCAAGAACCTTGAGCATCTTCGGCCAGCCTGCGATGGCCGCGCCGGCTGCGCGCAACTCGACGTTCTCGTGTCGGATGACCTCACTCGGGTCGATATCGGCGCGGTTGACGATCCACTTCGCCGGAACTCTGGCGCCGTGCCAGGCGAACAGCGCCGAGCCATCGCGCCATTGGCAGAATGGGCCGGTCTCGTTGTGGGGACGGTTCTGCTCGTCCACGGTGAGGAGCGACGGTCGATCCGAGATCATGCAGAAGTCGGCGTGCATGATCCTCGGTCCGGCGCGCTCAGCCAGCGTCCGCCAGTGCTTATAGGCGCTGTAGTCAAGGCTCAGGCCGGCGACGTCCTGGAAGAAGGACAGATAGGCGTCATAGCCGCTGTCCTGGTTCCCGTACTGCCACATGTTCCAGGCGTTCGCGGCACACTGGAGACCGAAGTCGTCGATACCGATCTCGCGCGCCAGGGCGCGCATGTCGCCGTTGACAACATACCAGTTCGACAGATCGTCCCCGGTGGCGTCCCTGGTGGCGTCCCTGGTGGCGGCCCTGGTGGCGGCCCAGGTGGCGGCCCAGGTGGCGTCCCTGGTGGCGGCCCAGGTGGCGGCCCAGGTGGCGTCCCCGGTGGCGTCCCCGGTGGCGTCCCCGGTGGCGTCCCCGGTGGC